CTACTCTAAAAATAGATTCAGGATCTAGTGATAGTCCTTTAAGTATGGTTGTAAATTTTGCAGCTTTGAGTATTGCCGGTACAAATGGAACTTTAGAAGTCCAAGCTTCTAACATAACTGCTGCTACTGGAGAATCTGACATACTAGCTGGTTCTTATATCAGTTACAGGAGGTTCTAGATATGAGATTTTCAACAAACCAAACACTAGGTACTGTCTCTTATGTAAGTGATGGATTACCAATTAGAGTGATTCGTGAAGAAAACTCTATTGATGCAACTAACAATAGCAATGCATTACAAGGTGATAGTGTTCTTAAATTTGCCTTAGATAAAAATCAAAGAGTTGTAGGACAACTTGATCTACTCTACTATGCTCATGCAGATAAAGATTTTAAATATAGATTAATTATACCTACAGGTGGTGTTATTGCTTGGGGACTTGATGGATCTAATAATGCTGATGCAGAAGTTAGTAATGCTGGAGAGCAATCAAATAATACAGTTACATTTGCTGAAACTACAAGCTCATCAGGAGTTGGATACTTAACTCTTAAGTTTGTAATTAAAAATGGTTCTACTGCTGGTGACGTGCAAGTAGAATATGGAGCTAATTCAGCAGTCAATGATGCGTCAGAAAGAGTATATGTAAAAACTGGTTCTTTTTTTAGATACCAATATTTTTAAACTACCCAGACAAGGAGCACCTCAGAGTCGGACTCCTTTTCTTTTTGGCTTTTGACCCGTACGCGGATACTCATCAGCCGTCATGACGGTGGGATAGACCACAAATATCAATGAGTCCAAGTAAGACTCACAACTTTTCGCGCGACAAGACAAACAAATATACCTTTAATTTTTAGACAGAAAAATGTCAACAGCAACACAATCGGTATTAGGTACTTTAAACAAAGTCGTATCTAATACAGGTGCGGGTGACTACGATACCAAGTATGCAACCTATCTGAAGCTCTTCTCAGGAGAATTATTTAAAGCCTATGAAAGTGCTACGGTAGCTAGAGATACTGTACAAAAGCGTACATTGAAGAACGGCAAATCAATGCAGTTTATCTTCACTGGACGTATGCAAGCCGCGTACCACACACCCGGAACACCTATCTTAGGAAGTGGTGATCCTCCAGTCGCAGAGAAAACTATTAATTGCGACGACCTATTAATAAGTTCTGCATTCGTTTATGACTTAGACGAGACACTTGCTCATTACTCTTTGAGATCTGAGATAAGTGGTAAGATCGGTCATGCTTTAGCAGAAGCTTATGATAAGAAAATCTTTAGAACAATTGCTTTAGCAGCTAGAGAGTCACATCCAATTACAGCTTCTCCCGGACCAGAGCCCGGTGGTTCACAGATCAAATTAGGTTCTGGAAAAGAGTATGATGCTCAAGCTTTAGTTGATGCTTTCTTTGAAGCAGCTTCTATCCTTGACGAGAAGAATATGCCTAAGCAAGGCAGAACAGCTGTACTTTCTCCAAGACAGTACTATGCACTTGTTTCTCAAGTATCTACAAATATTCTCAATAGAGATTATGGTAGTGGTCAGGGTAACTTAAATTCTGGTGAAGGTCTTTATGAGATCGCAGGAATTACTATCAAACGTTCTAACAACCTTCCATTCTTGGCAGGAACTGTTAACGCTGAATCAGGTGAGAACAACACATACAGTGGAGATTTCTCTAACAGTTGTGGTTTAATCTATTACAAAGATGCTGCTGCTGTAGTGGAAGCAATTGGTCCTCAAGTCCAAGTGACTTCAGGGGATGTGTCGGTTTTATACCAAGGCGATGTAATGGTTGGACGTCTCAGCATGGGTTGCGGAACACTAAATCCAGCTGCTGCGATTGAATTATTAAACTCAGCTTAAGAGGTTTAATTATGTCAGTTGCTCCCGGAGTTTGCAAGAAGCAAACAAATACTACAGGCATAGGTGGTGTTTTATCCATCAACAAAAATATGCCAAGTCCTAGAGAGTACGGAAGAAACTTACTTTCTGATGGACTTACAGCTCAAAAATATGGAGCTTGTTAATAACAAGGAATAATAATTATGGCTAACTCAGTTGCTAAAGGTAACGCTGGAGTATGCACAACAGATGCTACTCGTGAAGGTGTATCTCGCACTGATGGTGGTGGTTCTGATATTCGTGGTTCTGGTGCAGTTGTATCAGTAACTAAGAATCTTAGAATTGCTTATCCCGGTGTTGAGTGCAACGTTACCTAATTCAAACAAACACACAGGGAGGCTTCGGTCTCCCTTTTTTTTTATATGTACTTAAACTATGCCAACAACAATTGATAACGAGACAGAACTCTCCGCAGTAAATTCAATACTGGGAAGCATAGGGCAGTCTCCACTAACAACAACATCATTAGATTACACCAACCCTGAAATAACTATTATCTATAATTTTTTAAGGGAAGCAAATATAGATACACAGTCAGAAGGATGGCACTTTAACACTGAGCATCATGTACCAGTGGATAAAGTTAATAATAAATTTCCCCTACCATCAAATGTTCTTAGATATGACGTATCCGAAGGACAGGTATTCAGAACCTATGACGTTATAACTAAATACGATAGTGGAACTGCTTATCTTTGGGATAAGGTAAATCACTCTTATACCTTCGACAATATAACTTCATTAGATTTAGACATTGTATATCTCTATGCGTTTGAAAATATTCCAATGGTATTTAGAAGGTATATAACACAACGAGCAGGAGTAAAGGCTGCAACCCAATTAGTTTCCAATTCAGAATTAGTACAGCTTTTACAAAGTCAAGAAGCACTAGCTAGGGCTGGCATTATGGAATATGAATGTAACCAAGGTGATCATTCCTTTATGGGTTGGCCGGACGAAAGTGCTTATAGATCATATCAACCATACAGAGGATTGAGGCGTACTTAATGACATCAGTAACACAGACTATACCTACTCTTTGGGGTGGTGTATCACAACAATCAGACGAATTAAAACTACCGGGACAAGTTAATAAGGCTTTAAATGTGTTACCTGACGTTACACAAGGTTTAAACAAAAGACCCGGTAGTAGATTAGTTGGTGGAAATATAACTGGTTTACAAAAACCAATGTTTATAAGTGAGGGAACTAAATGGTTTCATTACTACAGAGATAAAACAGAACAATACATAGGAAGAATTGATTTATTAACTGGTGATATAAAAATGTTTCTATGTAGTGATGGGACGGAGAAAACAGTTGTTTTTGATCCCACTAATGAAACAGCAATTAAAGATTATTTGAAGCAGGGAAAAAGTATAACTACCGAATATGTAGATTACGGAACTAAGTGTAGTAGACCTTATATGTCTAATACAAACGTTGTCAATATAAGTTTGAGAGATGAAAATGAGGTAAACATATTACATGATTTAAAAGTCGGAGATGTAATTCAATATAGGGATATGAATTTAACTTCTTATCAATGGCAAGATGCAACTATTACCTATGTAAGCACTTACCTAATACGATTTTTATATGCTAATAATACAACGGCAGGAGCTAGGAATGATACACAAGTAAGGAGACTAAGAAATACTGATATTATTGCAAGTGATATACAAACATTAACTCTTAACGATAATACTTTTATATGTAACAGGAATAAGACTGTTACCATGGATCCTACTGATATAGTAGCTCCTGTCACAAAAAGAGAGTTACTAACAGCTAATTCTACAAATGCAACTATAAGATTTTATATTGATGCCACATCAGCACCAGTTGTATTTAAAGATCATAATTTAGTTGTAGGAAGCAAGGTTACTATTTCCAATGATTTTATAGGAGGTGTTAATCAAACACTTACTCTTTCAGAAGAAAATATTCTTAATTCATATTCAATAAGGGTTCCTGTAAGTATATCTCCAACTACAGATTCTCAAAGTACTACATTAGTAAAAGTTAAAAATCATAACGTTGCACCAATAAGACCACCTGAAGCAATAATTGAATTAAAGCAAGTTAAATATGCTAGTCAGTATTCAGTTAATTTATTTGATACAACAACTACACAAGATGTTATTACTTCTACAAGAATAGATGTTGAAAAAACTGATACAGATGAAACAGATACATGTCCACATGTAGATACACAAATCTTTGACATATCTAATTTTTATTATAACTCCGTACGTAAAGAAGGTTTTGACCTTACTAATGGAGGCTTTATATTTCCAAATACATCATTAACTACTGTTGGTGCAGGAACCGAATATAGGCGTTATACAGAACGTAATCGGTTCGTACTAGATAATAGTATGAAATATAATGATGATAATACTGGTTCAAATGATGAAGGAAGTAGTGGTGAAGAACAATTTTACTTAAGTCATGGTAATAGTAATGGAGCTAACAACGATGCCCGTTGGAAACTAGAAGGTACAATAACAAATACAGATGGCACAGTTCATACTGTTTCTTTCGTAACTGGAGCTTTTGTAGGGTATGGTACATATGGTGGTACAGACTACAGTGCATGGAGTAATGGTGCTTGGCGTGGATCTGGACCTTTAGTAGATAGTTTTAAAGCTGGTACAAATTATAGTAGCCAATTATTTACTATAGAAGAATGTGGTGTAACAGCAACTGGTGCTGGTAATCCGGGAGCTTTAATTGTAATTTTAAAGAATATAGATGATTCATTAACTGGAACTTGGACTATAAGAAGATGTAGTGCAACAGGAGTTACAAGACCTGATCAAACAGATCCAGTTGATTATGAAACAGGTGTAGCAATACCTTTTGATGGAACTGAAACTAACAATTGGAATGGTAAAGGAATTTATACACCATATACACAAGATTCAAATAATCTAAAAGAGGATCTTTATTTTAGAGTAACTACAACTGGACAGTCAGTTGCAACTGGAGCTTCAGATGCAATTACATATAAATGTAGATATACCACAACTTACGATTTACTCTTTGGTGGATCTAATTGGGTTACTGGAGATACCTTTAATATTAGTATGAAGTCTGGTAGTGTGTACAAAATTACAATACAAGAAACCAGTACTGCAAAAATACAAGCTAACCTTGGATTAATACGACCGACCCCAACCGCTTTTGATAGTAAGACAGTAGTTACAGCTGAATCTATATTAGGTGCAATAAGAACTGAAATAGCAGCCACCAGTGCTTTCGCTGATGCTGATGTAGAAATTATTGGTAATTCACTTTATCTAACTAGATCAGCCGCTTCAGGTATTTTTAATATAACTACTCCAGTAGGCGAACTTCTTAATGTATTAACTAACGAAGTACAAGACATAGCTGATCTACCTAATCAATGTA